TGTGACTGCATAACTACCCATTGCGGCAATGACTCCGATCATTGCTGCCCAACCGTTGATGCGTTCTGCGTTTTCGTTCATGAGTTTTCTCCAAGGGTAAGATAAAATTTGGTTTGATCTACTAGTAATTTCGGTGAAGGATCGTAGATAGAACTATCACCATAAGTTTTGTGGTCTTTGTATCCAACCATACGTCCTTTCGTATTTTGGATTGCTCCCATCATAGCGATGATTAGGAATATTGCAGGTGGTCCTATAATAAGAGCACCACCGATTACATAATAAGTAAGGAGTTCAGCAATAGAAGTTTCCATCAATAAGTCTCAGAGAGTTGTTCTATAGAGTAACAAAGCAGTACGAAAAATGCAATGCTTGTTAGTGTGAAAGTAACTTCAGTCATCAGAATCCGAACGCACCAAAGAAAAATACGCTACCACTGAAAGCATAAGAGACAACAGCAGCAACAAATCCAACCATAGCAGTCCGTCCATTTAATTTCTCTGCTTTCTCTGCATAACTCTCATATCCATAACGCTCTGCGTCTGTCTCAGAGATATACATTCTGGGTTCAGTGGCGTACATATTTGTGCGTCCACCGTCTTCAGTTGTTACAGTCATCGTGCTTTGTTATGAAACTTTACATAGTATATAGGAAACGTAAAGTTTTGTCAAGTTCTAAATTCTGATTCCTGGAGGCAACCTACCGATAAATGGGTCGTAATCAAAAAACTCGGTCCAGTTCATATCGATTGCTTGATTCTTCCAGAAGTTCCACAGACCAGAATGACTGCTCTTATGATACACATCAATATGGATATCATGAATGTCAGATCCCAACTCAATCTTGTATAAGAATAATGGGATTGCATAAGTATTGCCAGAGTTGTAAATCAAATCATCAGCAACTGCTCTTGGTTTAGATCCTTGGTCTAACTTATACTTACCATCTTTACAGTGCAAACGTACCAATTTCTCTGCGTGATGTCTCGTAATCATATAACACGCTGTTGAGAAGTCATTTACAAATCTCTTATGCAACCTAGCGTGTATTTCACCTGGATTGATGATTGCCAACTGAACAACATCATAGTCATAAGGAACTTTAGCGTAAAAATCTTTCCAAGTAAAAGGCCAGTGAGACACTGTTGAGAGATCACAGTCATCTTCCATCACTATCATACAGGTCTCATCAGTAGTCTCTAACCAGTGTTTTATTGCTTTCAGATGCGATGTAACACAACCTACTTCACCGGAGGACATATTGTCTGGATAACGTCCTTTGAGGATATCTGAAAGATCATCTTCCCTACCGTCATATGCAGACAATCTTTCATAGTTCTCTATACCCCAGTATTTGAACTGGTTTTCCATCCACTGCCAACGATCTGGTTTCTCATCAAGATTGATGCAATAGATTCGTGGCAATCCTTTGAGTTTGTATATTGATTTATTCTTATCCATTTTCACCTTTGAATTTATTCATTGCGGATTCAATCACAACGTGCATATCCATATACTTATACTCTGCTAATCTACCACCAAATAATACATTAGTCAATATCTTTGACTTTTCTTTATACTGATCATATAAAGATTGATTGGTACTATCATTTATTGGATAGTACGGTGTCAATCCTCTCCGATACTTCTGAGGATATTCTTTTGTAATTACTGTGTGATTAGTCTTGACCCAATCAAAATGTTTATGCTCACAAATACGAGTATAGTCTCTTGATTGATCACAGTAATTTACAATTGCAGTTCCCTGATAGTTTTCTTCATCCAGACATTGCTCTTCAAATCGAAGTGACCTGTAATCAAGTTCCCCAAGTTCATAATTAAAGTATTCATCAATAGGTCCTGTAAAGATAATCTTATCAGCAAGTGAATCAAAGTATTCTTTATCTTCCAAATAATCCGTATTGATACGAACTTCTATACCATCCAACATCTTTTCAAACATTTTGGTATATCCACCAATAGGAATACCCTGATATCGATCATTGAAATAGTTATCGTTGTAAGTAAATCGAAGCGGAAGTCTACGAATAATAAACTTAGGAAGTTCAGTTGCACTACGTCCCCACTGCTTTTCAGTATAGTGCTTAATTAGTTTTTCATACACGTCCTTGCCAACAAGAGACAGTGCTTGCTCTTCTAGGTTAGTAGGTTTGCCTTTAAATTTCTGCTGCTCAATAATCCATTTAGCATCTTCAGGTCTTCTAGTTCCCCACATCTCATTAAATGTATTCATATTAAATGGTAGTGAATACATCTTGTCCCCAGATATTGCCTTGGGTGATAAAACAAAATTATTAAAATCAGCAAACCGATGCACAAAGTCCCATACTACTTTGTTACTAGTATGAAAGATGTGTGGTCCATATCGGTGAATATTAATGCCACCATTATTTTCAGTATAACAGTTACCAGCAATATGTTTTCTACGATCAATTACTAAACAAGACTTACCAGCATCTGTGGCAAGTCTTGCGAAGGTGGCACCGAAGAGACCAGATCCTACAATAAGATAATCATACTTCATAGGTAAAAACAAATCCCCATAGTCTTTCCATTTGATATGCCATCTCTGGATTCTGTGGGCAGAAGTCTGTCTTGATACCAGAGTTACCCAAAAGTTTTACTGCCAGTTCATCAGGTTCTTCTGGATTATGTTCAAAGATATTAAAGATGTTTTGATAAAACTCTTTAGACCGTTTCCTGATCTGATCTCTAGACAGACAGAACTGTGCACCAGCACCAAATCTAAATGCCATCAAATTTTTTGGTGGTTCGGCATCAAATATTTTTTCAAAAGCATATCGTAAGTTTGGAAATACTTTATGATATGGTTCCCGCTCATAATCAAAGTCTCCCTCAACAATCCTAGTAGAAATCCAAAAGAAATCTGGAATCTTTTCGTTTGAATTTAGTAGGTAGTTCAAATATCCATATAACTTGGGACTATGTGGATCAATTGGTTCACCCTGAAGAAAGACTGTATAATCTGCAAGATTATCGTAGTTGTTGATAATGTGATGTAGATAAGTATGTGCTTCTCTACCAATATTTTTTAGACAGATAGATCCTTCAATCTCATCATCACCTTTATTATAAACAGTCAGATAGTCAGTATACTTTTTTGCCCAGTGCAGATCTTCATTGTATCGTGCAACAACGAGTTCCATATAGGATTTATCCTTATCCTCAATTAGATCAGACAACATCTGAAACAAGACATCAGTCTTTCTTTGACTATCAACTTTAAATCCATTGTGCCAAGCACAAGCATTTCTGAAGTGTAAGAACTTGCCATCACAATGCAGTTCAAAACCATACCCACCAGTTAGTTCATCATCCTGAAGATCAATGCCCTTATAATCTTCTGGATATTCGACACCAGTATCTTCATACTTCAAACCCGCACGAAGTAATTTGTAGGTTCCACCACCAGTATCCAACATCTGACCATCCACTGTCTGTGGGAAGAAGTCAAACTCAACATCTTCAACAGAGGACTTCTTGCAAAAGAATAAACCTGGCCAAATATAATTGATATCTTCTCTAGACTGTAGACATCCCATAACATCGTTATTAGACATCTCTTCAGTAGCATTGAAATCATCAATCAAGAACATATCGTGGTCCAAGAAGACAGCAATACAATCATCACCACCTTTTACAAGATTATCATATGCCCACTTGGCAGTCTGTGCGTGGTAAAAACTAGGAGATCCACCAGGTTCAGAAAGATGAAGATGCAACTCTACATCATGCTCATCACATACTTTTTTGAAATCTTCATAATATCGTTCGTCTCTAGTGTCATAAGCAACGCTTATAACCAACTCTCCTGCTATGAATTTTTTTAATGACCTAATCTGATAATCCAAAAAATCTGGACGATTAAATACACAACAAATTGCTTTAGTTTTCATTTCATCCTCTAATGTAAAGTGCGTCTCCCCAAATCTCACCTGCCCAATCTGTCTCTACTCTCTTCATCCCATATTCACCAAGGAACTCATCTAGTTCCTCAACCAAAGCATTGTTCTCATAGACTTCATCACGATTGACTTCACAATACACATAGTCTACGTGCTCAAGAGTTTTCGTGCCACCTTTCAATACTTCCAATTCAAATCCCTGAACATCCATATTAATGAAGTTGCAGTTATCACAATCATAATCATCCAGAAGATGAACCTCTACAGTCTCGGTAGAAGGAAACTTAACGTGAGGATGATGAGTCAAGTGCACTTTTGGTTTCAACAAAGAACTACTCTGCTTCTCATTATCACTGACATACATCGTGAACTCGCCACGTTCAGATCCCAGAGCAACCTGATACCCAGCGATATTTGCATTCAGATCCTGTACTCGTTCAGAGAGAACATCAAAGTTCTCACTAATTGGTTCAAAGATAAGAATATCTTGAACACCATTCTGAACATACTCGGAGATCTCTTCACCGTAGTGTCCACCAACGTGGATAATCCCTTTGATATCCATATTATATTTTCTTTTCAGTGCTGTGAAACTAAGAAGCATAATGATCTAACAAAATTTGAACTGATTTTTGTGGTGATAACTCTCTATTTACAAAGTCAGCAGGACAATAGTTACCGTGATTTGCACAGAACTTATCAAAGGTCTCTTCCATAAGTGCTGGATTAATAAACTTTTCCCCACACTCATCAGACCAATATGGAACTGATGATGAAGGAACTTCGTATTGTTCTCCCATATAGTTCCAAGTTGGATAGTCCCAAACAAACAGAGGTTTGTTCGCTGCCATCATCTCTTGAATAGCAATACCCTGGCTCTCTGTATTATCCAGTATAGCACACGCCTTCACAGAAGACAAAGCATTTTGGAAGTCTTCTGGAGTATACGATCCATAGTTCAATTCAATAAAAGAATATCCTTTAGAGGAAATAAGATTCTTCAATGTCTGATGTTCTTGTTCAGATCTACCACCTTTGTTATAGATCAAAAAGTCTATACTCTGATCATCAGTAATGTCTGGACAGAAAATAGCAACTGGCCAAGTCAATGTCTTTGCACTGAAATGATTTTCAAACAGAGTCTTCACCCAATCTGATGGAACAATAATCTTTCCATAGTCCTTTAAATCTGCAAAGTCTGGTGCAAATGGCCAGATCTGTGGACCGACAAGAAGAGTCTCTTTATTCTTCAGTTTGTGATACTTTTCAATATGATAGGTATCCCAATGAAGAAAGAGACTATCCTTATATTTTTCTTGATTGAGTGCAAAAGGAGTATCAGTTTCTTCAAGTGATCGAATCAGATTTTCAATGACCTTTTTAGGTCCAGACATTCTTCCTTGAAGATGATCATCCCTATAGTATACATTAAACATTTTTAGCAATCCATTCAGAAAGTGTCACTTTAGGTTTCCAACCAAATGTTTCTCTAAGTTTGTCTGTATTTGCAAGAGTAACTTTACTCTCACCTACTCTAGGTGGAATATTAGTTTGATTATCAGAAATCATATCAGCAATTTCTCTGATTGAATAGTTTGTACTGCAACCAACATTATATACTTGACCGTATGCCTCGTCATCACAGTTACTAATTGCTGCCATAATATTTGCATTACAAACATCACTGACGTGTGTAAAGTCTCTACGCTGCTCTCCATCACCCACAATAGTCAGAGATTCTCCAGCATTCTTTTGACGCAAAAAGATGCCTATAACAGGAGCATACTGACCTTTCAGCGGTTGCCTCTCACCATATACATTGAAGTATCTGAAGATGACTGTAGGAAGACCAAAGAGATCCGTATACATCTTACACAGTTTCTCACCAGAAACTTTAGAGACTGAATATGGGTTAAGACAATCCTCAGGTTGTGTTTCTACGTTAGGTATTTCATTAACACGACCATACGCAGATGATGTAGAAGAGTACATAACTTTCTTCACACCTGCCTCACGAGCACACTGAAGAACTGTGCAAGTTCCTACAGAATTAATTCGAACTGCTTGAATTGGATTCACAATAGCAGGTTGAATACGTGCCTCGGCAGCGATATGAAACACATAATCTACGCCTTCATAAAGAGGACGTGTGTTTTCATAATCACAGATATCGTACTTATAGTTCTCTGCCTTATCATTCCAATAGAATTGTTCATGAACTTCAGAGAACTCGTTATCGATGACAACTACTTCGTGTCCAAGTTCAATAAGACGGTCTACAAGATTGGATCCGATAAATCCTGCACCGCCAGTTACTAATGATTTCATACTATTTTTTCAGGTAAGAAGTATTGTTTGTTAAAGTTAAAGCACTCTTCAGTGGGATAACTTGTAAGGGGATTGACAGTGCCATGATATCCACTTGTCTGAAAGAAAAATGGATTATCAAAGGTATAGACATTAAACCATCTTTGAATTTCAGCAAATCCAATGTCTTGATAATCTTCAATCACATATCCTGCGTGATACGTAACCCTTTGGCACATCTTAGCATATTCATCCGTCAAATACAATACTGCGTGTCCACCAAGCATATTGTATGTGCGATACAAATCATCTTTGACGTGCTCGTATTGGACAAAGGGACCAGAATGTCCGTTCATTCTACCCCAAGAGGAGATGCCAAGATATACTGCATCAGCATCTTTTGGAATTTCAATCTCTGGACGAAAGTTCTTGACCATACAATCATCCTCAAAAAGGACGAAAGGTGGGTCAAGTTCAGAAAGTCCTTTGTGATGGGCAGAAGAACATCCAGCAATGGGATTGTCTGGACGTGGAACACCTTCTACTCGAATGATATGTTTGAACCCACATTGCTTGAGAATCTTTTGCATATTCTCATTTTTCTCTGTATGCTGTTTAAGGTTCATATAAACAGCAGGGATATCTCTAAGATCTAAGTTCATCATGATTTTTTTTCAAAGCAATAATTTTAGGTTCATAAGGATAATCTGAATTACCCATAAATTCTTCAGCAAAACAATAAGATGGTGTCAAACTTAATGTGGGGGGATTATCAATGAGATAACGATTCATCTGCGACTCATCGTGCCACAGAGCAATTACACCTCTTACCAAATCTTTTGTTACGCGATTTGCAAGAACTTCCGCCATCTCAAGAAAGCATTCAGTCTTACCACCATTAAACCCACCAGCATAGTAATGTTCCCCTTCTTCTCCAGAGGGAACATAAGCAAGACTATTAGGATTTCTATCATACGATCTATCACCTTTTGGATAGAACGATTGATATGGGTGCATTGTTGCTACAAGATCACCAAGAACTTCTTCACCTACCTTATCAACAATGCCCATATCTACATCAAAGTAGAAGCAGTAATCAAATTGAGAAATGAATTCTTTCTCTTTCATAAAGTAGTTGTACCTTTTCAAGGTAGGCATTGGCCAGTCTTCATGATCAATCTGACTAATCTTTACATTATCAGATGATTCTTCAATCTCGTGATCAGTAAAAAGCAGACATTGAATCTCGTGCCCGTTTAGAAAGTTTTCTTCAATATTATTAAGAAGTCGCTCTACAAATTGAATATATTTGTTTGTGGCGATTGTCAGAATACAAATTTTCATAAGAATGTAAAATTATCAAATGGGATGTCATCCACCTCTTTATCTAGACATCCACCACCAAACCAGTTTTTGGGTGCATAGACTTGCTTACTCTTTGCTAACCATGCTCCCCACCAAGAATATGATGAGTTAGCAATAATATGATACTTACACATAGACATTAGACAGAGATCACAGTCTGAAGAGTTATCTTCAGCAATTGAAAACCTTTCCTGACCAAAAATCTCTTGCTCTATGCACCATCCTGGATCATCAGAGAACACAAGCACAGGTAAATTAGGTAACTTGGATAATGCCTCTTGATAAAACTCTAATGGTGTAACAGGATGATTTGGATTATGAACATAATCACCTCTGCGAACGTGTAGGGAGATTGTGTCTTCTGTCATAAAAGGTTTACAGATCTCAAGTAGATCATTCTTAAAAGTAAAGTCTTCACGGATCTCATCTTCAATGTGCTTGAAATATCCTTCAGTCTGATAGTATCCAAGTAGATCTACATCATCGGGACAGTTAGTGAATAGTTCTTTATCAAACCTGTGAGTTCTTTCCATCAAAAGTTTGTTCTCTGTAAGACCTACATTATTCTTACTCTCAAGATCAAAGACATCATAGATGTTCAAATCAGTTAGTTGCACCATCTGATCTTTCTTTCCAAAGACTTCTCTTGGAGGAATACAATAATCGTACCCACGATTCCTAGCAATCCCTTTCAGAGATGCATATTGAAACATTTGATTAGCAAGTCTGCCAAGATTTCCTAGGTGATTTAATGAAAGCATATTAACCTCTATAATTTGGACAAGGACAGACCAGACTCTCAAGTTCTTTGTTGCCCATATAATACTCCCTCTTCAACCTTTCAATCTGTGTCCAAGGATTAAGAGTAGATCCTACATCCATATAAGTATTATTCTTATTGTTGTCCCAAAGTTTGTGGACCAAAATGTTTGCAAATGCACCTGCTGCACAAAGGAACAACTTATCCTTCAGATCTTGTTCCAGGATTTCATCAACAAGATTACGATTTAGAACCCAAGCATCATACTCAATAGGATAAAACTTCTCAATTTTAAAAGGAAGGTCATCTAGATTGGTATTCTTATGAGTAACTAGATGAATGTCTCTTTCTTTATACAGATTGATGTAATGCTCTTTGTAGTATTCATAGTTTGAATTTACAAAAATATTTGCATAAGTAATCTGATCCTCAGGTTGTCCAGAAAACTCAATACATTCGGTGTAGCAAGGACAAATAGCAACATAATAATTTGGATCTTGAAACTTCAAAGCATTTTCAAGTTCTTGTCTTGCAATACCATACAAAGGATGATTACCATTTGCTGCCCACTCACCATTTGCAGGAAAGAACTGTGTTCCTTTAATTGCTCCCCACTCACCATCAGCAAACTTACCTAAAGCAAACTTTTCATTATTCAACAATTTTTTATAGAAAAATTCTATTTGTTTTTTATAATCTTTCATTTCGGTCCTATTTTATAAGTTAGGTGGTAATCATCAGGAAAGTTGTCTTTTTCAAATTCATATCGGATAAATCTAGAAACTTGTAATCTATCAGTAGTATTATACCACGTATCATTCCTTACGTGTTCCATATAATGTTGTTCATCAATATCTTTTTTCAACCACCTAAACTTTGTTTGATCCGTTAAAGTATAATTGATATCTCTCCATTTGACAACCTCCAGCATAGCATACGTCATAATATTCTCTGCGTGTGATTCTGAATCAATATCAATACAAGCCTTCATCAGTTCTATAATCTTATCAACAGGTCCAGAGAAATAGTAGTCGCATAAGTATCCAACACTCCCAGTATCCCACCCAAAGCAATTGAAGTGATCATACTTAGTTAATTCCAGAACTTGAGGAATATCGACAAGGAAATCAGAACGAACTCTCATACCAAAATCATACCCTTTCTCTTTAAGATATTCAAATCCTTTGAGCGTAGTGATCCATACATACATTCCAAAGTGCTCATCATACTTTAGTTCTGGAGGATCCAAAGTAATCAGAGTGATATTAGATTGTGCAGAAATATTATCAAGGTGCTTCCTTGGTTGTGTATTCCAAGTGACCCATACACATTCATAGTCCTTATAATGATCTATGATTTGTTGATGATGTTCTGTGAGACCTTGTATTACGATTGGTGGTTTCTTTCTGTTGCCCATATTCCTCTATCCGAAACTAAATTAGTAAGATTTCCATTGTCGTCCCAAGCAAAACCAGGATACCCCCAGAGATAGTTTTCATATCCCTCAAGATTATTATCAAACATTTCCTGCTTTCTATTGCTCAATACTGCCCAGTTATTTGCTGCTCTGAAGTCAACCCATTTCAAAGTAAGAATATCTTTGATTACACAGTTATTCTTCAGTGCCTCTGTCCAGGTATCTTCTTCACAGAGATTGAAAAAGTTCTTTGCATGTGGAACTAGTCCATCAAGATTGGGATACCAGTCTGTGATATTCCAACACTTTTTCATAACATCAACTGACCCAAAATTAAAAAGATCACATAGCACAAAGTTATCTATAGCAGTTGCTTGAGTAGTCAAATACTTCTTTCTTTCAAGTTCACACATACACCACTCAAAGATGTTAGGCATCAAATTGATACAGTCAAGTCTTCCCTTTAAAAGATGACTGAAACCTTGATACTTAGCGTGATCGATTCCGCGATTGACTAGAATAGGATGACCATATCCAATATCAGATCTGATTAGTTCATCACTCCAATCAACATAATCACAATACTCTTCAAGTTTATCTGGTTTCAATCCATGACCTGTGACTATAATATAGTCATATGGATTGTTCTTTCTATAGTGTTCAACTACAAAATTACACTGATCTAACTTTTGCTCTTGACCAGATTCAATAAAAACGTGCGTGAGTAGAATGCACCCTTGATATTTAATACTCATAATTATAGGTTTCAAGATCATTTGCAAAATGTTCTTCAATAATCTTTTTGGTCCTTGGAGTATACATCTCCCTATAGTATCTGTGATTAGACCTTCTATCTTGATTAATAGTTAAATCAAACCCAACTCTATCAGAGATATACTCCATATCACTCTTAATAGTTTCAACCTTACCAATATAGTCTGGAATGTCACCGATGACATCTGTTTGCGGTAAAAAGTGAATATCTCTAGACCAACCACTATCTACAAACTGCTCGCAGAAGTAATCAAATCCCATGTTCTTTTTGATTGTTAGGAACTTTCCACCATCAACATCAGCAAGAATATCAAAGTATGATAGTGGTTGACCATCTATGTTCCAATCATATGCTTGTCTATAGTGACTATAAAAGTCATCGTAAGATTCAAACTGTTTGGGATCAGTTTCCCACATACGGTAGATACAGAGAGTATCATCTTCCCACAATCCTTTACTCTGCAAAAATGTTTTATAGTTATTCTGTATTCTACCTACCAGTCTGTTCTGAGTAAAATCGGACCAAGCAGATAGCAATCTATCAAAAGGATTTCTAACGATGGCAAACTTAAAATATTCTGATTTATTGGGAAAGAACTCAAGGTAATCTTTCGCCTTCATATGATGAAGAACGGGTGGTGGATCATCAGTCCAACCATACCGTTCTTTTAATTTGATATGAATTGATGTTCCACCTGCCTTTGGAACGTGGAAAAAAATAAACTTTTCCTTATCAGATACTAACATCAGATAAACTTATTCAATCTAGTAAAGTGTCGTCCACCATCAAACGATGTATGCTGGATAGTATCGATAATAATCTCCATAGTTGATGGGTCAACATACTTTGAGGGAATGGCAAAATGATTAGCACAGTTGTGTCTAATCGCGTGCTCTGCAGTATAGTCATCGAAGACCAGTGCAGAGATAATATCATTAGATTTGTTTGCCGCCAAGTTCACGCCCTGCCCAGAACGACAGAATGACATTGCAAAGTTACACTCGTTAGAGTAAATCAGAGATACTGACTGGGAAACATAATCATAGTAGTCACAAGGTTTATCTACATAGGTTCCAACGTCAATATAAGGAATACCTTTTACCTCAAGGATAGTCTTTGCTTTTTCTTTCAGTTCCCACCCAGAGTGATCACAAGCAAGTGCTACAGGTTTCTCTCCAAATCCTCTAATAACTCTCTTACAAAAGAACTCAAACGTTGCTGGCGTTCCAAGAACGTGCATCTTTTCAGTATCGTGTGCAGTAACCGTCAGACCATCTTCAATCATAAGGTTATACATTGGAGCAATATAGAACTCACCTTTTACATACATTTCCTCATCAATGACACGTTTACCATATTTCAAAAACATATTACCTGTCTTGAAATAATAAAGACCGACGTTTGCGTGTTCAGAAATAACCTCCTTCTCTACTACTCTCGCTACCTTACCATTAATATCGGTCTCAGCATAACTGTGATCAGAACTATTTGCTAAAAACGTCAGCAAGAAACCATCAGAATCTACATCAATAGTTTCTGGTTTGAACACTGGTTCAAAGCAGACATCAGGAGTGTAGATGATAAGTGGAATATTATTATCAATATACTTCTCTGCCAGAACACAAGTCTCAAGTGCTCCGCGTGTAACTTTATCTACAACAACAATCTGAATATCCTCTCCAAACTTTTGCTTCAGAATCTTATCAATACTAAAGTTATAGATGTGATCTAGTCTTATGATAAAGATAAGATTACACTCACTAGTATCAACAGAATCAATAGACCAGTCAATGACGTGCTTATCCTTAGCAAGGATAAGTGGTTTGGGCATCATAAACCCAGCATCAAGGAACCTCTGTGCTCTTCCAGCAATGGGAAGAAGAAGATTATATTTTTTCATTTAGAACTCTTAAGAATTTCAGTTGTAGTTAAATGTGCGTATTCAATCCAGTCGTGGATATCTCCATATCCCTCTAGTAATTTATAAAGAAAACAAGAGGCAAATATATCACCAGCACCAAGAACATTAACGTTCTTTAGCATCAGTTCCTTTGGTAGTTTGTAGAAAAACTCCTCTTCCCCATTAGATACAACGCTTCCAGATGCACTATGAAGAATCACCCACCCCTTTGTAGAGTTAGTGTATTCTGAAAGACTATCATTGATATCTTCATCAGAGATGAATAGATAGTCCACATACTGAAGCATCTCCATATTAACTGGTTTGCCAGGACAAATATCGGCAGTGACAATACTGTCCAAAGCAGGGATGAAATCGTGTCGTGTCAGTTCATTTAGATAAATCAGATGACTGATCTTAGAACTCATCATCTTTACCTGATGCTGCACTAAACTCAAGTTGACTTTGGAATATCTTTTTGCAGCAGGTTTATCAACATAGATGAGAGCTTGTCCTACATCAATAGGAGACAATCCAATATCAAGAGTTGGATCAATTTCTAATAATGCCTTCCAAACATTTGCCATTGATCCCAAAGTTTTCTTTTCTACATCACCATCAACAATAGTATCGATAGTTAGATGACCATAAAGTGCAATGTCTTTCATCAGAACTTTTCTTTCAAATCAAGTTCGTAAATCTTATCTATTACTTTATCATAAGAAACACAAGGAAGCAACCCATCTATTTCAAGTGTGTCGAATAGTGTCATAACTACATTTTCACCACCCTTAACTGACAGAACCTTTGCAACCTGCTTTACTATTCTTGGAGAATCCAACATACAAACAGGATATCTTACCTTCTTCATAATACCAATATCAAAAAGATCATCCCCAACATAAGCAGTATCTTTCTCTGTGCAATTATATTGCTTCAAGATATCATCAAGATAATTTGCCTTGTCACTATGAAAACCTGATCCGCGATTAGCAATGACGTGTAAATTTCTGTTCTCAAGGATGCTAACGTTGTACGGATCACCAGTCAAGAATACAACATTGACTCCGATTGCACGGAATCGTTTAATTGCAGTCCAATCTTTATCACAGAAAGTTTTAAGTTTTACTGTCCCTTCACGATCATAATATTTGATACCGTCTGTCATAACGCCATCAACATCCAAAATTAATAATTTAATCACTATAGAGTTCCCCTATCCTCAAGTTGAATATTATAGTCTAAAGCAAGTTGATTGATCTCTTTCTGATATTCTGAGGTGTTCCACTTACCTTTAATCAGAGCAGTAGCGATATATGGATATGCTTTACTATCAAAGTGACCACCGCGATGAAGAGAACTTTCATGGAAGTAGAAAGCAGATTGATAACCCAACTGATGCATCGCTCTGCTAGCACCGCCAGCGTATTCAAAGTTCCTCAACTGAACTGGATTGAGAAGATTAATGATTTTAATAAGGTCATCTTTCTTCCAAATAGATACCTGATGAACTGCCGAATAATAATCACAACTCTTGTAAATATTAGTCGCTAACTTTTCTTCAAGAGTATCAGCACCAGATCGAAGTAGTTTAACACAAGAGAACTCATCATTTTTCTTTAAAAAATTCAGTGCCTTATTAAACTCTCTAGTTGAAACTTTATCATACAGCATAAAGTCTTCTTGAGCATAGATGACATATTCTTCATCTATTGCATCAAGGCAACCAAGAATTCTTTCAGCATATGAGTTTTTCTCATCATTTACAAGTTGAAGATGTTGATCGCCAATAACTTCCGAAAGGGAGTTAATAGCAACATAACTTTTTTCTACTTGCGGAAAGTATTTTTCAATACCCCCAAAATATACTGGAAACACATCCTCATATTCAGTGTTTGTCCAGGTGAATAATGCTACATTTTTCATTTTAAGTTGCCTACATAATCGCTACAAATACCATAGCAGTCCGCTTCTCTATTTACACCTTCTAGATCAACCAGAACTGAATTTTTACTTACGTTTTTACCAGGATAAGTCCAGATATATCCTTGACTGGTAAGAGTATAGGCATCTTCTTCATGCCAAAAGTAATTGAATCCAATAAACTTTCTTTCAGTACAGTATGTGAGAGTAGCAAAGTCTTTACAGTGAATCCAAAGTTTACTTTTAAATGCATTCAACCAACTACTATCAATGAGGTATTGAGATTTATCATGCCCTAGTTGTAAACCCAGACCAATTCTCAAATCGATTTCAACATCATATCCCTGCTTGATAGCACTCTCAATATACTTGGGAGAGTTTTCATTCTCAGGATCTGGACCATTGATGTTTCCTCTATGAGCAATTAATCTCATTTTCGATCACGGTAGAGAACAAAACCATTATCGACACAGTGCTGAAGATACTTCTTCATTTCACCACTGCCTAGAGTTTCATATGCAGTTGCATACTGATCTGCACCATATTGAATTGCCTTAAGACTACTCCACATACGGGTATCATCCTTTGGATGTGGTGGAACATAGGTCTTCAGATCAGTGTATTTCTGAAGCATATAAGAGAAGTGGATATCTTCTCCACACAGCATAGACCAGTGCTCTGCAGGTAGTTCTCTCCACATAACTGACAAAAGATCTCTAGCAAAGAACCAAGAGTGTCCTACAATGTCCACTTCAACAACTTCTTCATTGTTTCCATAGACATCTGGATTCACATTGTCCCAACCATAACGTGCATACTTACCGTCAGGAAGTTTATCCAATTCATACTGCCCATTCTTGAAACGAAGACCAATACCACCAAGCAGACCTGGATGAGTCTTGTAAGTTTGAAGACAGTTTTCTAACCACATCTCACCTGGAATTGTGTCATCATCAAGGACACAGACGTAATCACTCTTTGCATTCAAAGCATAAGCAAATCGAGCCCATACACCATAATTATAGTTACTCAACGCAGAGTTCAATTCACAATAAGTATCCTCATCATAATTAAATCCAGGAGTGGTATTCTGCCAATAAAAAATTTCTTTTACTGGAACAGACTGATTGTTAACTGCCTCAACTTGTTCTTTCAGGTTCTGGCGTTTGTAACCAGAGAGAACAACTGTAATACTTTCGGTCATTGTTTATACCTTTATAATGTAATTATACCATATCCTTGTACCATTCGTAGGTGGATTTGATTCCATCCTCCAAACTGATACTAGGTTCCCAACCAAGAGACTTAATTTTATCTACATTCAACACTTTACGTAGTGTACCATTTGGTTTAGTTGTATCCCAGTTTGTAAATCCAGGAAATCCTGCAACTTTAGAAATCATTTTTGACAATTCTTTGATGGTAACATCTTCACCAGTTCCAACATTAAGAGGTTCTGGACTATCATATTTGAGCATAGCAGTAAAACAAGCATCTGCTAAATCATCAACGTGAAGAAACTCACGTCTTGCAGAACCATCACCCCAAAGATTTACATCTGGCCACCAAGGACCACCCATATCAACAGTATATCCATCAACAGTTGCGTGATGATACTTGGCAATCATTGCTGGAAGAACGTGTGATGTTTCAAGGTCGAAGTTATCATTAGGACCATAGAGATTCGTAGGCATCAAAGAGATTGCATTGAATCCATACTGCTTACGATATGCCTGACACATCTTGATGCCAGCGATCTTAGCAATAGCATAAGCATCATTAGTTGGTTCCAAAGGACCTGTCAGTAGGTACTCTTCTTTGATTGGTTGTTCACACATCTTTGGATAGATGCAGGAAGATCCAAGAAACAAGAGTTTCTTAACACCAAACTTACGTGCGGTATGAATGATGTTCGACTGAATCATCAGATTATCATAGATGAAGTGTGCAGGATAATCTTTGTTTGCACCAATCCCTCCCACTTTTGCCGCAGCAAGGTAAACATATTCTGGTTCGTTGATTTCAAAAAACCTTTCAACATCAACTTGACGACGAAGATCAAAATGTTTTGATGGTGTTGAAAAAATATTCGTATACCCTTTCATATGAAGCATACGAACAATTGCAGATCCTACCAATCCAGTATTACCTGCGACATAAACTTTACTATTACTGTCCATAAAGAACCATATCCTCAATAAGTTGATCAAATGTAGTCTTTGGTTCCCATCCAAGTTTCTCTTTTGCTTTTGTAGGATCACCAAGGAGGGACTCTACTTCTGCAGGACGAAAGTACTTAGGATCTATCTTGATGACTGGACGCTTAGTATTCCAATCATATCCAACTTCACTCAGTCCTTCACCCATCCATTCAATATTCATACCAAAGTAGTCTGCAGACTTCTCTACAAACTCTCGAACTGAATGCTGTTCTCCAGTTGCAATCACATAGTCATCTGGTTCATCTTGCTGAAGCATCAACCACATTGCTTCCACATAGTCCTTAGCGTGTCCCCAGTCACGCATCGCATTGAGATTGCCAAGATAAAGACAGTCTTGGAGACCCACAGAGATGCGAGAGAGACCACGAGTGATCTTACGAGTCACAAAAGTTTCACCGCGTCGTGGTGACTCATGATTAAAAAGAATACCAGAACTACAATGCATACCATATGCTTCACGATAATTCTTAATAATCCAGTATCCATACAATTTTGCTACTCCGTATGGAGATCGTGGGTGAAATGGTGTAGTTTCACTCTGAGGAGTTTCTTGCACCAGCCCATAAAGTTCGGAAGTAGATGCCTGATAGATACGGACATCTTTCTCCATACCCAGAAGACGAACTGCTTCCAGAACACGGAGAGTTCCCATAGCATCAACGTCACCAGTATATTCTGGCATTTCAAATGATACTTTGACGTGACTCTGAGCACCAAGATTATAAATTTCGTCTGGTTTAACTTGCTGAATAACTCTCACCAAGTTAGTGGAATCAGTTAGATCACCATAATGTAATGTCAATTGCGAATGATCATAAATCTGATCAATCCTATGAGTGTTGATCATAGAAACACGACGGATAATACCGTGAACTTCATAACCTTTTTCAAGGAGAAGTTCGGCAAGGTATGATCCATCTTGTCCTGTGATACCAGTAATTAATGCTACCTTTGCCATCTATAGATTGTGTTTCACTACATTATACTAAAAAAGGAGAGTTTATGCAACTCTCCTCATAAGGTCTTGCCATGCACGCCACTTGCTCTTTGACCAGAAGCAAGAAACTGGACAGTAGTAACCCACCCGCACCAACGGCATTTGAGAGATGCCGTAAACTCATAAGAGGGTCATAATGACTCCACCAGGTCTAGTTTTGAGACGATACCGAGTCTCTAACATAACAAGGAACACCATCTGGATCTAACCATTTGGTATATTCAAAATCCTCCATAGCAGTCATCAATTGCAATTCATTATCACAAAGATACATATCACGATAACGACCGGTATATGAATCTGATTTTTGAATGCGACAATCTGGTTTACCATTGATTTCCAAAGTGCCAACTTGGATATAACGATAAGGAGATCTCTCAAGAAGAACAGTTGGTTTATATACAACGTTCATTGTGCAACCTCAACAGTTTCAAGATCTTTGTAGATGAGTTCCATCAACATTTCATAATCATCAAGTGGTTCTCCCGAAAACACAGATCCAGATTTCTCATAGAATCGGCGTACCTTTTTGAAAAGTTTTGGATTCTTTACATCAAGGAAAATTTCTCCAGAAGCAGCAGCACTAAGAGTGCTAATGTCTTTCTTAAATTTTTCAGTCAGTGCCATTGTCGTTTTTGGTTTACCCTCATATTATATAAGAGGTGAGATTTTTTGTCAATAAGGTCAATTGGGAAACTGACCAATTGACTTTGGTAGTTTGTTCATAATCGATCTCCCCAGATTTCCCATCTATCTTTGAAGTAAAAATTAACTTCTGTTAGTATTCCTGTCGGAGTCTGCTCCTCAGATTCTGCCCACTTCATACAAAATTTATGTAGAGATTCTGAACTATTAACTGCTCTAACTCCATACATCCTCGCAAATGCAGACATAGCAAATCCATATCTATGTTTAATTTTTTCTTGATCCATTTGCGGATTCCCTCCTTTCGCAGGTGGTCTTTTCAAATAAGACTGGATGTGCTGTTCCGTTTCCGTCATATTTGTCACTTTCATAATAGATATTTTCACCTTTTCTGTACCCGAAATAGATGGTGGCACATAGAAAGGGTAGTGATCCGAAAAGTAAGACATCAGATAAAGTCATTCAATATTGCTTGCGGATAGACATTGAAAAATTTTAGAGCAAGCATCAACAGCATAGGGTGCTCCATATACTCCAGAGAAAATATATGAGATACCTAACTTAGAGCAGTACTTCTCTAGTTCCTGACATTTTTTTATGTCACTGTTGCTATAGTCAATAATAATATCACCCTCCTCAAGTAAAGGTAGTAACTCATCAAGTGTGTCCTCTACGCTTACTTCTGGGAGTGCAATTTGAAAGATGCCTGGTTGTTTTGTATAGATTGCTTCTCCAGATTTTTCACCATAGATAGTCTCTACTGTTTTTACTTGATTGACAAGACCTTTAAGATTGGTAGTAACGCCAGTAACATATCCATTTTCATATGTCTCTTGTGCTCTGTCATAATTTTTTTGATACCCCCAGACTGTTATGCCTGCTTTCAGCATACGGCGAGACATACCCTCACCCATACGACCGAGACCAATCATTCCTACTCTCATACTTCTCCTCCTTTTACTTGAGACCAATCGTTTTCAAAAATATCCATACCCTTGTCGGTAAGAATATGATCATACATCTGTTCAAATACTTTTGGCGGCATTGTTACGATTTGCGCACCGTTGTACCAGGATCTAACAGCACGTTGCACATTACGAATAGATGCAGACAGTACTTGAGTTCTGATACCATGAATCTGATATAGTCCTGTGATAGAACGCACAACTTCTAAACCAGCGATAGACTGATCATCAAGGCGTCCCACAAATGGAGACACATAAGTAGCACCTGCCTTAGCAGCAAGAATTGCCTGAGCAGCACAGAATATAAGTGTGACATTTGTTCTAATGCCATCAGAAGCAAGATAGCGACACGTTGCCAAACCATCTTTAGTACATGGAACTTTAATTGTAGCAACATCGCCAAACTTTTTATGAAGACGACGACCCTCTTGGAGCATTTCAGTCCAGTTACCCATCACCTCCATACTGATGTCTCGAACACCAATATCTTTGATCTCTTGATAGACCTCTTCAGGATCTTTACCAGATTTCATAATGAGGGTAGGATTGGTTGTAATACCGTCAATTAGTCCCGTAGTAAATGCTTCTGCAATAGTAGGAACTTCTGCTGTGTCTAAAAATATTTTCATTGATGATTATTAAAGTGTGATTTTAAGCCAAGGAAAAATAGGTTCAATTACTCCAATGAGACGAAGCAAACCTTCCGCAAAAAGGGCAAGAACTACCCAACCGACGCACATAGAAATAATTGAGGCGTTACGGTTATGTTTACGGATTGCTGCATCGATCATCTCTTGGCACTCAACCTTTGTTATGTAGTGATCAGGTTTGATCTCATTCATTCGGGGAACCATTTCCAACACTGTCCATAGGATCGGGTTGTCCCTCCACTATAGCACAAGCTCGCTTATAATAAAAGTTTTCAATATTTCCCGATTCTTCTAATGCTTCCTTGACTTTCACCCAATTTTCGTAGGATGTTTTATCCATTGTTTTATTCATTTAGGGATACTTATTAGATATAATAGTTTTTACCCAAACGATACAAAATTTGTTAAGATTTCAACAAAAAACGGAGAGAATATGCTATAATATAATATGCAACAAACATTTTGTCAAGTGAAGAAAGAACTCATATTTGAAAACCTTCTCGTCAAACTTGGGTACGAAGATACAATGCCCATTTATGACAAAGAAGATAAAAAATATCAACAAACAAATTTTAAATGCACAGATGGTGCAATGGCAATCTATACCTTTCTTATAGTATACAAAAATAAAAAAAGTTATCTTTGGTTAGAATTTTTAGACAATTATGATGATTTAGATTTAGAGAATAAAATTGAAAAACTTGCTAAAAAGATTCGTTTTCATGAGAAAACAAGATTGATAGAAGTTGGTTATGAAGTCAAATATACCAAACAACCATCAGAATTCTCCTTAAAAGAAAGACGGAAGATATTGCATCACTTCATACTATACACACATAAACATCTTTCAAATGGTGTGCTAGACGAAGTACCAAACCCTGGTGATATATTAGCAGCAAAACCTCACGGACCAAAGATTGATGAAGGATTTACCGAATCATCTTTAACTGTAGGAAAAAGACAACGATCAATCGTTGCTAGAAGGTTTGGTTTTGGTGAACTATTTGACGATGGATTCCAATATGCTCGATATAATGACAACTGCCATCTAGAACCTATCTAACCTCAAAATTCATTTTACGAACTTTACGTTGCTTTCTTTGTT